GTAACTCCTTTATTTAAAATATTAACACTAGATGATAATCTTATCCAAGCATTACGTGAATTATAATATTGAAGATTTTGAGGAGTTCTATCATTGATAGCCTCTTGTCTTACTTTTAATTGATCCTTTATACTTGGATGAAAAGATTCTTTAAATATTGACATAACATTATCTTGCTGTATTGAATTGATTGAATAAGGATATTACACTAGTAGCATTTGTTGGAATCCTTAATTGAGTTCCTGGTGAAGGAAATAAAGATCCTTTAGTTACATTATTATTAGCTATTGCAATAATCCACCACAAACTAGTATCTCCATAATATTGATTTGCTAACAAATCAAGTCTATCACCTTCTGTTGATATAACATAAATATCAGTTTCTGACAAGGGAATGTTAGGGTAAAATTTACCTTGATAGAAAGGTTTCCCTTGAGAAGTTTTTAATATTATAGGATTATCATATCGTGCCATAATAACTTATTATTTGAATATACCTTTAGGATTATCACCTATTTTTGGATCTAAGTTAGGAACTATAAATTCAGGTTCTGTACCTCCTCCATTAAAATTCTGAGCAATATGAGAAATTCTGGATCCTTTTTGTGATAATTCATTTTTATCTCGAGTTTGAGAGCCTATTGGAGTAAAGCTTAAATTAACATCTATAACATGAGGTAATATAAGTAAATTTGTTTCATCTAATGATATTTCCCATGAAGAATTAGGATCGGGTTTATAACTAAGAGAATTTAATATACAAAGCTGCCCATCTATATAATTTCCAATAGTCATTTTCATAAGAGGACCTCTCATTAATCCATTTGTAGAATAATCAGGCATTAAATTACTCATTAAATAATTTAATTTTTGATACATAGGTTGCATTTCTTCAGCAGATAAAGCTGCTACTTTAAAATTTACACTCATTTTTCTAGAAAATCCATCATATATATAAAATGAATCTCCTCTACCAGCATATTTTACTGGGTTCCATGTAGCCTCAACTCCATCAGAAATATCTGTTATGTATGCTCTAAATACCATCCATGTAGAATTACCAGTAAAATCTGTATTTACTGCTTGTATTCTAAATTTGACTAAATCTCTTATATTATAATCTATACCGTCTATTGTTACGGTATCTGTTCCTAATTTAGAATCTGAGTAGAATAAAGGGGTAAGATTTATTTTATCTTGTCTTCCACTTCCTATTCTGTTTTCTCTAGATACTTTACTCCAATTGGTAGCTCTAAGAGTTATTGTTTCGTTATATGAATTTGTATATGATATACTACTAGATCCTTCTGTTAAATAAGATTTAGTATTGCTATCATATATATTAAAATTAGTTGTATTTTTTTGATTTTCTATAGCAGTAATTAAATCATTATAACTTCTTAAATTAGGAGCTAAATTATCTGAATTACTATATTTTACTGCTGTAAAATCTCTTGGGCTACTTTTAATACTATCCGAAGCAGGATCTATAAAAGGTTGAAGTCTTATATCTTTTCTAGTGACTCCTGTATCTGCTATTGTTATTAGATTATCTGTTTCTGAGTTATCTACTGGAGTTCTTGTTAGGTTATTTGTGGTGCTTAGAGATATGTCTTTAAGTATCCTATCATTTTCATTATAGTTAGTAATAGATCTTCTTTTAATATCTGTGTATCCTATTCCATAAACAGAATTAGGGCCTCCTAAATATGATAAGGAAGGGATTGTTGTTCCTGTTCCTATGGAAGGAGGGATATTTTGAACTCTATTAGAAAAAACAAGACCGTTTAACGTACCTGCTGTCATATTAGGATCAGGATCAGGTTCATTAAGAACAGATAAATATTGATTTTCTCCTTGTACTTCTAATCTAGTAGGAGATTCATTTGATTGTACTCTAGAGGGGAAGATTGGGCTAATTAAGCCTAATTCTTCCGTTAATTTTAATAATCTATTAGTACCGTTAATATTATTTTCTGTTACTACAGCCTCATAATATTTACTTGTATCTTGATTAGGAAGAAATCCATGTCTTACAATATGACCTCCTATAGCATTAACTGGTATTTGAGCTAAGGTATTAATACCTAAATTATAAATACGAGTAGGACCAACTTCGTTCTCTATTCTATTTGCTGTGTTGGATATAAAATTTCCTACATTATTAAAAAATCCTCCTCCTGTTTGTGGTTTGTCTGTTGGAAGTTGTTTTGATTCTAAACGAGGATTAGATAATTGAAGACCTACTTGTTTTGCAATAAAGAGTGGACCTTTGGGAAAGTCCACTAAAAATTTTCCAATGCGTAGAGTGTCAGTAATAGAAGCGTTTGCTGCTCCTACTGCGCCTCCTCTGATAAGACCATCATCGAAATTGGTAAATCTAAGTCTATTAAAGCCGGTATCAACATTATTTATATCAACTTTAATATAAGGTTCATTACTACTTCCATATCCGGGTTGGTCATTACCATACTTAAGAGACTTAAGATCAGTTTTTAGATCTAATAATCCAGGCATTAAGTATAATATTAATAACGTCCAGGTTGAGGACCAAGATCTTTATATCTACGTCCAGTAGCAGATTTATATATTTGTGATACTACTCCTCCTCCTCCAGCTTGAGTATTATTAGGAGCAATGGGATCCAATTCGTCTAATGTTGTAGGAGTTGCAGATGGAACAGTAACACCCCCAAGAGCGTTTCTATTAAAATCAACAATTCTTACATTTGGATCACCATTAACAGAAAATGTATCATGTAGTTTACTTGCTACTTCTTCAATGTTACCATCTCCTGGATCATATCCCCAAGATGATCTACCTGGAGCTGCTATGAACTGGTTACCGTTTAAACTTAATGTGCTGTTTGGTAATTGATCGATAATTGCCATGTTTTAAATATTTAATTGTACGTTAATAAATATTAATATTACGCAACTTTGTATGATTTTTGAGATAATGTTGTACCTACTTTCCTACCATCCATATTAATTGTGTTATCTTTAGCGTATAATTTGTCAATAGATGCTTTAACCTCATTAATAGCATTAATCATTGGTGTTAAATCTACACTAGATTGAATACCTTCTTCTTTTCCTAACGTTGGAGAATTTGTAGTAGTTCCTGTTATTGCTTCTCCTATTACTTTAATTGGAGAAGTGATAAAATCTGTAATACCTTTTATTGCTCCACCTATAGCAGACTCTGTTGCTCTATTTGAAGCAAATTCATCTATATCATCTAGTTTTGAAGTATCTAGTGTATTTAATGCTGTTGATACTTGAGTTATAGCTGATGCTATTCCTTGTAATCCAATAGATGCTTTTTGTAAACCATCTCCTGTTGCTGCTAATTTTTCTAATTTTTTTATTGGGTCTCCTGTTAAGAAAGCACCAATAGCTCCTAATGCTCCTCCTATTCCTAATGAAGCTAATCCAGCACCTATTCCAAATAATGCTGGACCTATTGCTAATAATTTAACAACATCTATATTTTGGAGAGAAGTAAATATTGTTGATATGCCATTAGCCGCGGCTGTTATTACAGTTGCTATTCCTGTGAATGCTTTAGATATTACATTACCAAAAGCTTCTATTGCGGGAGTTGCTATTCTTGCTGCTAAAGCAAAAGGTATTAAAGCTAATCCTAGTGATCCTAAAGCAAGAGCTCCTGCTAATACAAATCCTATAATAGGAGGTGATCCTAATATTCCTGCTGTTAATGCTAATCCAGCTAAAGCAACTCCTGCTTTAGCCATATCTTCCCATTTGACATCAGCAAACATTTTAAATGCTATAGAAGCAGGAATTAATGAAGCTCCTAATGCTGCAATAGCTAAAGCTCCCATTCGTAATTGTCCTGCCATTCCTCCTAATATAGAGCCAGCAATACCTAATGCTATTAATGTTACCCCAGCTTTAGCTAAATCATTCCAGCTTACTTCAGCAAACATTTTAAATGCTATAGAAGCAGGAATTAATGAAGCTCCTAATAATGCTATACCTAATGCTGCTTTAGCTGTTTTTCCTAAATCTATACTTTCAGAAAATGCCTTAATTCCTCTTCCAACTCCCCCTAGAGATTTTTCAATTAAAGTTCCATTTACTAATTGTAATAATAATAATCCGGGAACTCCAAGAGAAAATAATGTTAATGCTATTCCAGCTATTGATAATTTGCCTATATCAGATATAGTTACATTTTTTCCAAAAGCAGCAATTCCATTAGCAATACCTTCCATTGATGTTTTAAAACGTTCTCCATTTACTATTTCAATTAATTTAGCAGCTATTGCTCCTGGGATGAATAATATTAGTCCTGCTGCTGACGGAATTAAATTAAGTGCTCCTTTTAATACTTGAGTGTTAGCAAATGCTTTAATTCCTTCTGCTATATTTTGCATTTTGGTTTTAAAACCTTCCGCGTTGTCTCCTTTTGTTTTATCTGCTACTGTACTTGTTTTTTCTGCCCCTTCTGTTGCTGCTTCTGTTATTCCTTTTCCTTTAAATCCTCCAGTAAATCCTTCTTTTACTTTACTAAAAAATCCTTTTATTCCATCTCCTTTAAAAGCACTTGCTATTCCCTTTCCTATACCACCTACTTGACCTAATATGCCCCCAAATCCGGCTGCTATTAAAGGAAGTCTAGTTATTGCTATTGCTCCTAATACACCATATAAAACAAAAGCATTATCTGTTATAAGTTCAAATAATCTAAAAAACGGTTGGAGTAGTATTCCTATTTTTCCTACCATGTCCATCAATTTCTCCATTACCGCATTAAACCTATCTTGGACATTTTGTCTTTTTTGTGCTTGTTCTGCTTCTTCAGCTGTTATTTGAGCTAGTGATTTACCTTGCTCTTGAGCTATTTTTTGTTTATTAAGTTGATTTGATAATTCATCAGCACTTAAACCTAATGCTTCAGCAAATGATTTTTGAGCTAAAACATTCATACTTTGGAACTTCTCAAGAGTCATTCCTTGATTAGCAAGTTCTTTCATTACTGTTACTTGATCACCTTGTAAAGCAGCTGCCCTAGCTCTTTCAAGATTTATTTGTTGACCAGTAAGTAATTCTGCTTTTAATTCACTTTCTATTGAAGATGCAAAATCAAGTATCTTTTCACTTTGATTTTTGGTTTGTTCAAGTGTAGTACCTAATGCTTGTGCTTGAACAATAGCTTTAGTTATTTCAGCTGGGTTGTTTCTAAAATTAGCTGCTAATTGACCAGATACTTTGGCTGCTTCAGCTAACGTTGCTCTAAAATCAGCTGATCCTTTAACAGCGTTTCTAGTATTAGCAAACGCAGCAACCATCTCTTTATTAACTTGAGAAGATGATTTTCCTGTTAATACTGAAAATTTATATATTCCTGCTGCTTCTTCTCCTGTTAATCCAAATTGTTTGGTTAACATTACTTGAGTTTCTAAAACATCAGCAGAATAGTTAGCAACTCCTCCAGTAGCTTTATTTAGTTCACCCATTGCTACTCCTAAACTTTTCATAGTAACATTTACGTTACTAGAAGTAGCAGCGATACCTTCCATTTTAAGGGCCGTTGAATCGGCTTCATCCGCTCCATAACCTAAATTTTTACTTATTTCAACAGATATCTTGTTAAAACTTAAAGCACTATCTAATGCTGCTTTAAGTAAACCTACTAAAGTAAAAGTATTTTTTAATTTTTTTATATCAAATACTTCATTTATTGCATTTAAAGCTTCTTCTTTTCGTTTTTCAACTATAGCTTTTTTTAATAATTCTACTTCTTCTTTTTGTTGTTCTAAGTATTTTTCATGGTTTTGTTTAATACTTATTATACTTTTAAGTAAATTTTCTTGTTCTTTTTGAGCCTCAGTAAGTTCACTAACTGTCTTTTTTGCTAATTCTGCTTCTTCTTTAGCTATGTCAATATTAAGTTTAGCTATATCTAATTGAGATTTAGTAATACGTTGACCCTCTAATTTAGCTTTAGTAAGTTCTCTATATCGAGCTTCAGCTTGTTCAACAAGATTATTAGCAATAGATTGAGCTTCTTTTTCTTCTTTAAGGGTTTGAAGAAGTTGAGTGTTAGTTATAAGAGCGTCTGAGTATCGTTTGCTTAAACTTTCTTGAATTTTAGAAAATTCTTCTTTAGTCTTTAATGATTCTTTTTCAATATTGTTTAAAGTAGTAGCAAGATCCTTAGATGTTGATGTATTACTTAAACGTTGTTGAATTGATTTTTCAATATTAGAGGCAAAACCAGATAATTGTTTAGTATAATCTAAGATATCTTTATCTTCATTCTTTAGTTGCCCAGCAACACTAGCTGATTTTTCATATAGATCAGCCATTTCTTTAAGAGTTTTATTTTGCTCTTGAAGAATTCTTAGACGTTCCTGTTCCTGTTTTAAACGTTCTTGTTCATCAGCCATAATACAGTATTATACGTATAAATATTAAAAGCGCCTATTTTTTAGGCGCTTTAGTTGAATATGTGGGTGTTGATTTTTGAGATATTGCAGGGCGGGATACGTCTATTTTACTTTTATTATTTAATTGACTTTGTTGTTTTTCTGCTTCTTCTGCCTCTTTCTCGTAAAATTCTTTAATCATATTAAATGTAGTTCTACGTAACCAAACAGGCATATTATATACCGTATCCCAATCATATCCACCTTTTCCATGAAATATTATTTCATGGATTTGTTTAAATAGGTATAATCTATACTCCGGCGTCAGGCCAAAAAAAGTTAATAGATATAGGAATAGCTATACCCTCCCCTGTATAATCTGAGTCTTCTGGGTAGTATTTTAGGTCAATATCAGGTGATATTTTTGCATAATATTCACGGAAAGATCTTGCTTCAACTGCTAATAAATGATTATCTACAAAATCACGAACTGATTTTTGTTCACGATCTCCATTGATAGAAGTAATAATATGTTTTAAACGAGTAGTTACTTCAAATGAGCCTCCTGGTGATACTTTTTGTAATCCTTTTACCTCAGCGTCGATTTTCTTTTCATCACCGTGTGTTAACAATTTAAATGTTACTACATTGCCTGATTTAGGTAAAGTATAACTAAATTCGTTTACTCCGGCTTTAAATAAAGAAGCGTCTAATTGTTTTTCGTTTAATTGAGATAAATCAACAGTAGCTTCTATTTCTTGTCCATTATAACTGTATTTAAATTGATAATCTTTACCATACCCTAAGATACGGGCTGCAATCAAAATTGCGTTTTTGTCTCCAATCAATAATTCATCATAATTAATAGGAGTAACAATTAATGATTGAAGTAATTTATCAATTACAGTGCCTTGACGAATATAATTAGCATTAGTAAGAATATCTTCTTCTCTAGCTGTCATATATTTCATTTCAATTTCACCTTTAGCAAGTGATGAATCTTTTGGATACAATAAACCTTTTGAGGGTAATTTTACAACCTCTGTCGGTAACTTTAGTTCTGCCATAAACGTTATTTATTTTATTTTTGTGCGTATATAAATATATGCAAAAGGAAAGCGTTCGCCAAAAGGCAAACGCTTTTTAAAGAAAAGAAATATGAAGAGTGATTAGAAGTTTAATACGCAATAATCCATAGCGATTGTTACGCTAAGAGAAATTGCAGCGGCATTAGCCCAATCGTAGTCACCAAACTTAGCAGTTTTAACGAAAGCACCTTTAATTACCCACTCACTTACGATGTCACCTACAGGACCTAATACGTTTAATGATATATCTTTCTTGTAAAAGTCAGAATAACCATCACGACCTGTTACTGATTCGTGAGCCAAACGAGCCCATTCCATTACAGCTTGAGCACCAGAAGGAGTTACGGGATCATGTAATTCAATAGCCATATCATCCCACTTTACTTTACCTTTAATTTTACGGTAAACGTTAATGTGGTCTAATACTATCTCACCAGCATCAAAGCCAGGAGCGGCTGCTTTCTTAATTAGGTATGCAGGAATACCATCGATGTACATGATAAAGCGATTTGTAACTTTAGGTTCAAACGCTGTAAACATTATTTCATTTGGATCTAATACTGCCATTTTATGTTGTATTTTATTTTGGTTGTCAATAAATATATGGGACTATATTTCCTTATGCAGGGAAAGTAGCACCAGTTGGAAGAATGTTAAAGTTTATAATAATATATTCTGCTGTTTTAGTTGGTTGAATATAAATCTGACCTACTAATTGATTACGATCTACTACGTCTGCAGTATTGTTAGTATCATCCATTATCACCTTATAAGCGTATAAACCTTGGCGTTGTACTACTGTAGATAGATATGGATTTACTTGAGCTAAGAAACGATTACGAGTTACAGTGGTATTTTGTTCGAATACTAATGTACGCGCTACATTCCCAATATATCCTTTTAATGCTATTACTAAACGACGAACATTTATACGATCTAAAGCGGATGGTTTCTTTTGTAATGTTTTATTACCCCATACTGCTACAACACCACCAGGGAAAGTAGCAATAGGATTAACTCTTCCTGCATATAAAGTATCACGATCTGTTAAAGATACATTACGTTCAACAGTTACTACTGAAGGGATATTACCTCTATTTAATCCAGCAGGAGCAAACCATTCAGCAGCGGCATAATCATTAAATGCTAAAACGCCTGCTATTACTGTGGAAGGTGGGACCCATACTGTTTTACCTAAACCTTGAGAATATACTTGAACCCATGGATAATAGGTAGCAGCATAATTACTTTGTTGAGTACCAGCATAAATTACAGCATCTGCTACTGAAGTACCATATACTCCTGAATCTAGTATTGCAATAGCATCTCCTCTACTTTCAACACAGTTTATCATAGAAGTTGCTACTACACTAAAATCAGATCCTAAGCTTATACCCGGAGCTAATAATACATTAAATTGGTATGAATCTTTATCTCTTAATATATTGAAAGAAGCTGTATATAAATTTGTATTAAATCCTTGTATATTATTTTTTGTAATAGTTTCATTCATATATTTTGGATCTGCTCCATCTGTTGTACCTCCATCAAAAGATCCACTAGTTATTTTAGGCATGAAATTTCCGTATGCACTAGTTTTAAAATTACCATTATTGTCTATAGATTCAGACATTATACTATCTACTGATTTTACACGAATATAGGCTGATTTATTAGCAAATTCTCCTGAATATGTTAGTACTCCAGTAGATAAGTTAGGAATTGGTTTTAAATCACCAATTACACGAGAGATATAGTTTGGAAGTTGAGGATCTAAACTTAAATTATTCCATGTTTCTAGTACATTCTTTTGAGCAGTAGTATCATCTCCTCTTCTTACTACTAATGAAAATAAACCACTTGAAGTATCAGAATAAGGTATTTCCCAACGAAGATTAGTTGCAGAACCACTAGCTAAAGCACCACTAACTTCTGGTCCTACACTATTCATTACATCACCCCATGCTAAGGTTTCTATTGTAAATGAATTGGCACCAAAATTACTTGCCGTAACAGAAGCTGAAGCATATGTTGTAAGATTAGTTGAACTTCCACTTACTATTCTTGTTACTAGTAATGTTCTACCTCCATTAGCAAAGTATTCTTTTGCAGCTAATGAAGTAAAATATTCTTGGTAATAACTACCACTTTTAAAAGTTTCACCAAATAAAATCTTATATTGGTTGTAGTTAGTAACATAAGTAGGTACAAAAGGAACACCTAATACTGTAGGACCAACTATTGCTGCTCCTATATATTGTTGACTTACTGAGTATACACTTTGATCTGATTCTATTTGGAATACACCGGGAGAAAGTATTGCTTCTGCCATTTTATATTATTATTGTTTATTTGCTATTAATAAATATTAAACATTATGCCGGGAATGTAGCTCCTGTTGGTAATAATGTGAAGTTTAATATGATAAATTCTGCTGTTTTAGTTGGTTGAATATAAATCTGACCTACTAACTGGTTGCGATCTATTACATCAGGGGTATTAATTGTTTCGTCCATTATAACTTTGAAAGCATATAATCCTTGACGTTGTACTACTGAACTTAAGTATGGGTTAACTTGTGCTAAGAAACGATTACGTGTAGCGGTAGTATTTTGTTCGAATACTAATGTACGAGATACTCTATTAACAAATGCTTTTAAAGTTAATAATAAGCGACGAACATTTATACGATCGAGAGCACTTGGTTTTTTCTGCAATGTTTTCTGACCCCATACTGCTATTCCTACATTAGGGAATGTAGCTATTGGGTTTACTCTAGCATTGTATAAGGTATCACGATCTGTTTGAGATACTTTACGTTCAGCTAAGATAACTGAAGGAATACCTCCTCTATTTAACCCTGCAGGGGCAAACCACTCAGCAGTTGTAGTGTCATTAAAAGCTAAAACACCACCTATTACTGTAGAAGGAGGACACCATACGTTTTTCATTAGTCCTTGAGAATATATTTGAACCCAAGGGTAATAACATGCTGCATAATTACTTAAATAGTTAGTAGTATTTGTAGCGGAACTTGATACTGCTGTGCCCCATTTTCCATTATCTAATATTGCAATAGCATCTCCTCTATTTTCAACACAATTTATCATAGCGTTAGCGGCAGTACTATTATCTAAAGCAATACCTGGGGCTAACAATACATTAAATTGATATTTATCCCTATCTTGTAATAAATTAAAAGCATTTACATAATCAGAAGGAGTAAAACCTTGAATGTTGCTGCCTGAGGCACTTTGGAAATAACTTTTTCCACCTATATTAGTGTCAGGTTTTCCACCAAAGAAAGATCCGCTAGTTCCAAAATCAGGCAAACTTGCTGTATATTGTAATTTGAAATTTCCGTTGTTATCAATAGAATCAACCATTACCCCAGGTATCGTTGCTACACGAATGTAGGCAGATTTATTAACAAAGCTTCCTGTCATTTTAACTACTGGAGGATTTGATGCGAGATCAGGGTTTGGTTTCATATCCCCTATGACGCGAGAAATATAATTAGGGAGTTGAGGATCTAAGCTTAAATCAGTCCATGTTTCTAATATATCTTTTTGAGATATATTATCATTTCCTCTTCTTACAACAAGAGTAAATAAACCTGTTGTTTTATTGGTATATGGAATTTCCCAACGAATATTATATGTAGAACCACTAGTTAAAGCGCCATTTGTTTCACTACCAGAGTTATTCATTTGGTCACCCCAAGCTAAAGTTTCAAGAGTAAAAGCTTGATCAGTAGTACTACCACTCTTAAAAATAGACGAAGTAGCATATGTAGAAAGATTACTACTTCCACTTATTATTCTTGTTACTAGTAACGTTCTACCTCCATTAGCAAAGTATTCTTTTGCAGCTAGAGAAGTAAAATATTCTTGATAATACGCACTTCCACTAGGTTTGAAAATTTCACCAAATAATATTTTATATTGATTATAGTTGGTAACGTATGTAGGTACAAAAGGTTGTCCAAATACAGTAGGACCCACAATAGCGGTTCCTAATACCTCCTCATTAACGGAGTATATACTTTGATCAGATTCGTTCTGGAATACACCAGGGGAAATTATTATTTCTGCCATTTTTTGTTAGATAGTTTATTATTTTAATATTATCTAATAATAAATATCCAAAACTATATATAAAACGCAGAAATATGTGAAACTATAGCGGAGTTATTTCACCGGTTTGCGGATTGATATTACCGGTTCCATATTTTTCTTGTAAAACAGTGATTAATTCTTTTTCTTTATCACCTAAAGTTTTAATATCACTCATTACACCATCTTTTTCGGTTTCTAATAGTGATTTTTGTTGCAATAATGATTGCAATTGTGCTTCAATATTACCCAATTCAAATACAAATTTATTGTATTGAGCTTGTAAATCTTTAATTTGTTGTAATTCTTCTGGTGTTAATTGTTTTGTTTCTGACATATTCTTTATTTTTCCCAGCGCTTATCAGGGCATGCCTCTTGACCGGGGTTTGGTGAAAATATTTTTTTACTTAATGGACAACCACATAGTCCACAAGTGTGCATATCAACTTCTTTTATGTAATTTCTATGCGGACACTGATTGCAAATAGATATTCTATATCTAGCTATTGCTTTTTGCTCTGGTGTAGGATTAGCTGCTGCAATCCATGCTTTAGCTATTTCTACTATTTTAAGCATTACTTACTTTTCTTAGGAGTTGCTTTAGTTTTTGGAGCTTCTTTTTTAGGAGTAGGAGCAGTTTTCTTTTTAGGTTTGTCTGCTTTTACTTTTTCAGCTACAAATGGAGCTTCAATCACAACAGGTTCTTGTGTTTTTAATGTCTCAACTGTTTTAGCAATTTCAGCATGAATGTCTGATTTTGACATTAATGTTTCTTGTAAATTAATTGATCCTTCAGATTTACTTTTCATAATCTGATTAACTGTGATGTACGCTAAAG